GCCGGCGTCGAGAAGGTCCCCGATGAAACGCGGTTCGACCAATTGCCCGCGCCGCCCTGTTGAACGAGGTGCGCGAAGTAGCCGCTGGTCGAGGGTGAGAGACCGTTCGCGGTAGCTGTCTTCGCGCCCGTCGAAGTGACGGTAACGAAGCCGCTTCGACCCGCCGCGACCGACGTTCCCGTCGCGTCCTGTCCGGCGACGATCTGCGCTTGGCTGGGCTGGGTGCTCGACGTCGTAACGACGAAGTAGAGCTTGCCGCTGCCGGTGTCGGTCGTTGCCCCAACGGTCGCGGACGTGGAGTTGATAGCGGTCGCCGTCCCGCTCGTCAGGACCGGCGGCGCTGCGATGTTGTAGCTGATCGTGGTTGTGCGAGTAGTGCCGCCCCAAGTTTCAGTCAGGGGGAAGGTTCCTGACGCTGCTGCAGCGACGCCGTTATAGGTCCAACTGCGCGTCGGGCTGTCAATAGTAAGGCCGGTTGGAAGTCCGGTCGCGCTGAGCGTCGATCCGTCCTTGGTGCCGACGAAGATGCTGCTGTCGGCGGTTCCCTGCGCGGGGTTGATCGTTGCGGCAATTGCGCCGAGTGGCGGCCCTCGAATGCCATAGCCGCTTTGCAGCTGCGAGAGCGCCAGGCGCTGGATATGCGCTTCAGGGTGCGCGATCGCGTAATTGATGAGCGCCGTCTTGTCGGCAAAGCCGAGCGCCGCGTAGAGCTGCGCGGCGGTGTGGGCATAGGTGAACGTGACGCCGGTATTGACGACATTCGAGCCCGAGGTCGCCTTGTCCCAAATGTTGTTCGTGTAGGTCGCGAAAGTCGCGCCGGGTCCGCTCTCACTGGTTTGGACCGAGGGATCCGACCAGAGATAAACCGTATTGTGGTCCCATGTCATGTAATTCGGCAGGTTGAACGAGGTGAAGTCGCCGGTGCCGAAGCCGATATCTTCGGTCGTGCCCGTCGCGCTGAGCCCGAGCGCACTTCGCGCAAGCAGATTGTAGCGGGCGATGCTTGTCGGTCGGCCGTTGGCAGAGATAATGCCCGTCCCGCGGGGCAGCGCCGTGGTTAGATTTTGGCTGCCGATGATGACGTTGCTCGCAAAATCGAGATCGACGCCAAGCGGTTTGGCGATGTTGTAAGCAGGCCCTCCCCCGAGCGCCACGGCCGTTGGATTGTCGATGTAGAGATTCCCTTGCACCAGCGTGTGACTGCGGTTCTGGCCGCCATCAGCCGGGCCGTCGATTATCAAATTACGGCGAGAGACCGCGTTCCGACAATCGTGATTGATGTAGTACGCATGGCGAAAGACCTCGTCGCCGACGAGACCGCCGCTCGAGGTCGCGGCATCCCGCGAGGCGCCGATTTCATAGCCATTATGCCAGAAAACGTTATCTTCGAAGGTGACGTGGCTGATGTTGTCAGCATAGGCGCCTTGGCTCCCGGCGCCATGCGAGGTGCTCGCGTCCCATGACCCGTAGAAAGAATTGTTCCGTAGAATGAAATGATCGGCAAGCCCTGCTGCCGACGTCGCGTCGTCAACGAAAACCTCGGTGTAGCGAAAGATATTGTTCTCAAAGAGAACGTAGTCGTTTGTGCCGGTCGCTGCGGGGTAAACCGAGATGTATAGGCCGGGGGAAGCGCTCCCGGGATCCACCACAAACCCGCGAATTGCGAACATCTTGGCCGAGCCGAGTGTACCGCAGGCTCCGCCGCCACTCCCGAGGTCCATGCCCGCCGCGCCGGTATCAACGACTGGCCGGTTTGCAGTCGCTCGACCGAGCTTAGCCTCGTTCGTCGGGTCGGCAGGATCGTAGCTCTGAAGGACAGTCGGATAAACGGCGCTGAAACCGCGCTTGCCGCACATATTCGGCAAGCCCTCGCTGTAGGACGTTCCTTCCGCGACGAGCAGCTGGTCGCCGTTGCTGTCGGTGACGCAGGTTATGGCCGAGGCGATCGTCGCCTTTGGCGTCGAAGGGCTTTGCGCCTGGACGCAGGTGTTCGTGTCGTCACCGACGCCAGACCGCACATAATAGCGGTTCGCGCCCGCGCGGAGCGGCAGGCTCGCAAAGCCCTTGGCGTCGACGCCGTTGCCGATCGAGGTGTCATAGGTGACGACGGGGCGAAGGCGACTAGAGGAAGCGCTGTGCGTCGCGGCAAAGGCCGGGACCGCGAAAAGCAGCAGTAGGGCGGCAGCGAAGCGGCGGATCATTACATGATATCCCCTGAGAGGATCCACGTGTCGGCCGCGACCTCTTTGATGGACGCGACGGCATAAATCCCGGCGGTCGTCACCGCGCCGCCTCGCGAGTTCAGCGTAACGCCGCCAGCGGCTGCGACAGTGACCGCGCCCGCCCCGGCTTGCGAGAATTCGATGACTGTCCCGACGGGGTACGCCACCGAGGCATTGGTCGGGATCGTGAAGGTGATCGCGGCGGCGTTATTGAACCTGATCCAGCTATTCGCGTCGGCAAGGACGCCGGTGTAGGTCGTGCCCGTCTGGGTCGTGACGGAGCTGCCCCCGCCGCCACCACCAGCCGGTGCGGCCCACGTGCCATCGGCGCGCAGGAAGTTGGTCGTGCCGCCGCCTGAAGCTGAGACCGCGCCATTGGCCGCACTGCCGAACAGGGGCAGGCGAGCTGCCGGGATGGTTCCGGTAGTGAGGTCCGTTGCGCTGCCGGACGTCGCGACCGCGGCTAGTCCGGTTTGCGAGTAGGTCTTGATCTGGGCGGTCGTCGCCGCCTTGTTGGCTCCGCCTTGAACGATCGGCACCAGTTCGGTGCCGCCGAGCGTCGTCGCCGACGGCATCGCTGAAATCTTGGTGCCCTGAGCAAACGCGACTGGCTGAATGCTGAAGCAGAGCAGGATGAGCGCGGCGATCGCGCGGTGAAGTCTCGTCACGATCATAACTCCTTCAGTCGGTCAGGATCTTCGAGCCGTCTTCGGCCAGGATGTAGCTGCCGTCCTCGGCAAGGATTGCGGATGCGGCCGTCGTTGTCGGCACCACCTTCTTCCCGCGGTAAACGGCGGTGCTCTTGTTGTTCGGCACCACGAAGATGCCCCCGTCGGTGACCGTGCTCATTGGGTTACCGTCCCGCGCACGGTGAACGAGCCGAAGTACCACTTCTGGGTGCCGGTGGGTCCGGCGCCGTCAGGGTCGATCAGCATGTCCCATGCGCCCACCCAATCGTCGCCCCGCTCGGCGGGCTCGGGCACTCCGCTCATCGTCGCCGAAGAGATATCGATCTGGATGATGCTGAGCGCCACTGTGTCGGCGTCCGCGTAAGGCAGGCCGGTTTCTGGATTAATCAGGCCGTAGATGGAACGGTCGAGGCGGCTCGCAGCGCGGTGATTGGCGACGGTGTCGCTCCCGCCATAGTTCAGCGTCAGCCCGCTGCCCCCCGTGAGGCTGATGGGGGCCGATCCGGTGCCGTCGGGCACGAGACGAACCTTCGCGCTCATCGTTGCGCCGGTAAGGTCGACTCCGACTTCGGTAATCGTCTCCGAGAAGGAGCACGCCCTGTCGCCAGCAAGGTCTGTCCTGACGGGCTGTCTCATGGCCGCGAGGATATTGCTGGCAGCCTCCCCGCTGTAGGTTCGCGAGGGATCAGGGCCAGCCGGCCGTTACGTCGATGGAGTTGAGGTCGTCGATCGTGACGGCATCCTCAATCGCCTGGCGAATCGTTTCAGCGTGATCGTGAATATCCTCGACATATTGAGCGACCGCAGCCGCCATCTGCCGCACGGTCGTGTTGTCGAGGGTGACGCGGCTGTCGTCTGCCAGCGTGAAGTTGACGGAGAATGGTTGACCCACCTCTTCCTTGAGCTTGCAGGAACTGAGCGCGCCGAGGATCTTGGTCTTGACCTTTTCCTCAAGCGAAACGGGGACAGGGCTCACCGGCGTCATGCAAAGGCCGGTGTCCTTGTACTCAAGCAGCGCATCGAGCGCGGCCCGCTTGTCTTCCCGCAGGGGCTCCACAGGCTCGCCGTCGAGCAGTTCGATCGTGTAGACGGCAGGGTCGAGCTGCTCCGGCGTCGAATCCCAATGGACTTCGCCCGTTTGCCTGTTCGTCGCCTTCGCCCACGTCATGAGCCGACCGCCTGCAAGGTGCTGGTGCCGACGAGGCCGACATTCGCCGCGGTCGGCGAGACGTCGATGCGCCGCCAGCAGAAGCGGAACTCGTAGGCCGTTCCCGGAGTCAGCCCGGTCTTCGTCTGCGCCACGCTGAGCGAGCCAGGCGACGTCTTGTGCTTGCTGATGTCGGGGTCGAGGCTGGTGATCGAATCCGTGGCGTTCGTGACCTCGGAAGCGATATCCGCGAAGGTGCCGCCGACGACGCGCCATTGCCATTTGCCCGCTGCGCCGGTCTCGCCGTCTGGGCCGGTGCTCAGCGAAATAGGTGTGCGCTTGAACGAGATCGGAGCCGTGCAGGCGACCTGACCCGATGCGCCTGCCGTGACGGTCAGCGTGGCGCTGATGGCGTTGGTCATGTCGTAAGCGGTGCCGGTCGTCGTACCGAGCGTCGTCGTGGTGGCCGACGAGCTCGACCCGCCCCCACCGCCAGAGCTGCCGGTATTCGTCGGCGGATCGTCCTGGCGCATCACCGCGATTTTCGCGCTGCGCGAAATCCCCTGATAGGTGCCGGTCACTTGAATGTCGCTCTGAAGGGCAAGCGTGCTGTTGTTCGGGCCCGTGATTTCGAGGTCGGCGGCTCCGCTGCCGCTGATGGTGAAGCTCGCATTGCCGTCGAGTGTCGTGGCCGACCACGTGACGCCGCTGCTCAAGGCCGTCCCCGACCGCAGATACTTGGGAACGATGGACTTCGGCAGTTCGCCAGTTTTCGGATTGCCAGCGGAGTCCGCGTAGACCGTCACGCTCGCGGGCAAGTCGATCAGAGCCGTGACGTCAGCACCGTATTCGTTGCTTGGGCCGGGCATGAAGGATGGCCACTGCGTCTGATGCAGCGCAGCGCCTGAAACGATCCCCTTTTGAAGGGACATGCTGCCCGTCCAGGCGCCGACTGAATCCGCGTTGAGTTCGAGGCTCAGATGCGCGGCTCCGCCGGGGACGGTAACGAAACCGCCGACGGGGGTGCCAATAAAGACCGAGCCGGATCCGGAGGCCACAACGCTGTGAGCAGCTACGTCCGCGTTGCTGTCGTCCTTCCACCCCGCGTCAAGGTGCCAATTTGGAGCAGTGCCCGTTGATGTGGCGACTTCAATTGCGGCGCCGACAAAGATGCGCTCGCCGGGGGTTACCGGAATCCGGAACGCCTTGCTGCCGTTTCCATAGTCGTTGAGCAGCACCATCGTCTGACCGGCGGCCGTAAAGCTGAAGCCGATGCCGACGCGATCGCCATTGCTGTCGTGCGCAGTGCCCCAAAGCGAAATCGCAAGGCTGTTCGGGTTATAATAAACCCATCCCAGCGTATCGCGCTCGTATCTACTGAACCGAACCCGGTTGCTGTCTCCGAGCGCCGCGATATTCGCGTAGGGCGAGACGGTGTTCTGATCGCCGACGCCGTGCGCCTGCGTCGTCGTTGGAGGCGTCGAAACGCTTCCGGTGAGGCCGAGCGCCCAGCTGTGCTTGGTGTCATCCTCCGTTCGGAAGACCAGCGTCACCGAATTGCGCGCCACGTTGACCGTGCGGCCGATCACCACGCACTTGCGATTGACGAGGTTCGCCGACGGCAGGTTGAGCGTCAGGCAGTCGCCGAGCTTGTACTGCGACCAGACATAGCCGAGCTCGACGCTGATGGGCGAAAGCTCACGGCTGTTGGCGACTTCGTAGGCGGCAAGCTGCGCGCCCTGATTGAAGCCGTGACCATCGCCCTGGTCGGCGATCAGCGGGAACTCGATCTCCCGCGTCGTCGGATTTCCGCCGTCTGCCGCGAGATAGGTTGAGTTGCGGACAGCGACTTCGGGGACGATTTCCCAGCCGTGGTTCGCCGAGCGAACGCGCGGGATAGCGCCATTCAGCCGGTCCCGGCGGGTCAGCATCTGCGGCACCGAGACCGTGCCCCTGACGTCAGCCTCGGTGATCGTCGCGAGGCTCACCTTGGGCGCATTGACGAGGCAGGACAGGTGCGCGCCCGTCGGCATCGGCACGCCGCCACCCGCCTGACAGATGGATTTCAGGACGTCCCACTTGTTGTCGGACGAGGAGACCATGCCGCTGATCTTCCAGCCGTTCGAATCCGCGATCGCGGCGGCTTCCATGAAGGCGGCGAGGTCCATCTTGCTCGACGGGATGCCGGGCCCGAGAACGCGGACGCCGTTCTGCCACCGGCCGAGTGCGTAAGTGACCGCGTGCACCCACGGGTTCTCCGAATAAGCGTAGGTCGATTCGGTGAGCGCCCGCTGCGACCCGGACCCGCCTGACACGGTGCTGTCGAACCTCGGGTCGTAGGCTTTGACGCCGTGGATGAGGCTGGTCATCTTCGGCGCGCCGCCAGAGTAGACCTTGCCGTTGTCGATATCGGCGGTCAGGACGAGGCCAACAGCCGACAGCCCCGACAACTTGTACGTGGAGCCCCAATCCGGCATCCCGGCCGTCGCACCACCGTTTGCCATGTCCAGCGCAGCGGGCTCTGGAGTGCCGCCAAGCTGGTACTGCAGATGCATGAAGTCGTGATAGTAGCCGTTCGCGTTGGCTGCCGTGAACGTGACCGGCGTCATGTCGGCATAGAAGCCGTCGAAGGATGCAATCGTCCCGAGGCTGAGAATGCCAATGATGCCGAGATAGCGGTTCTTGTCGCCCCAGCTCGCCTGATGGACGATCGAGGCGCCGACCATCGCCTGCCCCATCACGTAGGGCTCTCCGGCCGCCGGGTCCGCCGACCAGTCAAGCTGCTGTCCGGTACTCCCGCTTTTGAGCTTTGGAGGCTTCGTGAGCACCCCCGCGGCAAGCGAGAGGACGGTGGACGCAACGGTGAGGACTGTCGCCAGCGTGGCCGTGGATATCCCCGCGATCACAGGCCCAACGATGCCCAAGGCCGCGCCCGCGGTAAGCGCAACGGCTGCCACCCCAACCACGACTGCAGCGATCTTCAGAGCCTTGGCCACGGCGCGAGGTTATTGCCCGGCTTGCTGGCGCTGTAGGTTCGGAGCATAATTGCGGCGCTATGAAACGCCTCGTGATGGCTGCGGCCCTGTCTCTCGCCGCCTGTGCCAGCAATCAGACCGTTCTAGAGACCGCCGCCACCCAGGTCTTCCACTCCGACCTCAGCCCGAACAAGGTCGCGTTCTGCCTGGCTGACAAGAACAACGCGGCGGCGCTCGATCAGGATGACGGATCGAAGGTGGTCTTGCTCAAGAATATGTACGGGAAGGCCGCGATGGCCTTCACGATTTACCCAGACGGTTCCGGGAGCCGGATCGAGTACCGGAAGCATTTCGGGATGATTGGGGCGGTTTGGCAGCAGTGCGTGCGTCCTTCGCCTCAATCCGCCATGCCCCGCTGATCATCACGGGCTGCAGGACGTCGGCGTGCGGCAACTCTTCATGGAAGCCGAGCGCCCGACCATTGCCGAGCGCAATCATCAGCGATGAAAAGCCGTTCTGTCCGGGTACTTCGACGATATCGCTCAGGAGGATTTCATTGGGCTCGATGCGCCTGAAGTGAGCGTCGAGCGCCCCGCTGAGCGACTTGTGGCCCATTTTTCGCAAGGCCGCCGCCGCTTCCTTGGTATTCCGATAGGCCGGAATTCTCAGCTGCCTTCCCATGTGGCGCGCGTGGGCCTTCATGAGCTGCACGCAATCGCCGGTCCCGTCGTTGAACGGCCGCCCCTTCCATAGATCGACCGTCTTCTGGGTCGCTATCATGCGTTCATAGAGGTTCATGCTCGCGGCAGCCTCACGCGGTCGATGGTGGAAATGCCGCTCCCGCCGCGGCTACTCGTGCTCCCGGCAACGCTCGACGTGCCAGTGCTGGTCGTCGGGCCATTGTTCGGGCCCAGCGTGCCCCAATAGATTTTCTTGGTGACGCCGGTCACGTTGTCGAGGCCCTTTTCGCCGGCCCAGACGAGCTGGTGGAACTGGCCATTGAGGCGCTGGCCCTCGCTGTCCTCGAAGAAGTAGTCGAAGGCGCTGATGACCGTGTAATCGAGATCGTTGCGGCCCTTGTCGAGATCGATCGTCGCCTGATCGATGAAGCCGTCGAACAGCAGCTCGGGGTCAGCGACAACCTGCAGGTGATTGCTGCCGTCGAGATAGAGCGCCGCGAGCCAGATCTTCACTGGCGAAAGCTGGATCGCCGCGCCTGCAATGTCCGCCACCACGGCCGTGGGCGATATGTTGATGCTGATGGAGGTGTTCGGAGCCTCGCCAGTCATGTCCTCGCGCACGTCGTCGGGGGCATCGATCGAGCCGATGGTCGGGTCGTAGCCCAGCCACGTATGGCCGTTCCAGCTGACTTCGGTGCTTCCGAGCACGAAGTAGCGCGATCCAGAAGGCAGATCGACCTCGAACAGCCCGGTGAGCATAGCCCGGCCGCTCGACAGCGCAGCGATCATCGCGGGGGTCATCGGCGTTCCGTGATCGTGAAGGTGAAGCCCCGCCTGCCAAAGCCGCCCTGGCTGCTGCCCTGCCACGACAGGATGCCGCGAATGCGCGGATGCTCGATCTCGACGGTCAGGCCGTCAGCAAAGGTGGTCCGGGTCAGCGGGTTAACGGTCAGTGTCGCATGGCCGAGGCTGTCGGCGATCACCTCGGTCGTCGACTTGTGGATGAAGCCGGTCCCGTCCGCGAGGATCACCGCCAGCGGCTGCCCGACGCGGATGATGGCCGACGGGAGCAGCCCCTTGAGCGGAAGTGACGCACCAGGCGGCGTGCTGCCGTTGATCAGGGGCGTTCCGGCGACGATCGGCTTTTGATCGAGCGGCCACGGATAGGAGACGTCCTGCCGCGCGCCCTGCTCGAGCAATGTCTCGAAGATCCGCGCTTCCTTGCCAGACGGGATCGCCGGAAGCTCGAACTGCACGGCATAGCGATAGCCGGGGCGGTCGATGTAGTCGGATGCCCCGCCCAGCGAGCCCGCAACGGCGCCGCCGGCGTCGATCGGCGTGATGGTCCGGTTTACATAGCCATAATCAGGAAGGTCGATCATCGCTATTCGAGCCTGTGCTGGGATTCGCGGGAGAGATTGCGGCGCGAGATGATGGCCCCGCCATTGGCAGCGGCAGCGCTCGACTGAGCGATCGCGGGCCCGGTGACGCTCATTACCTTGGCGTCGAAATAATCGTTCGCCTGCACGCCGACGATGACGCGCACGCCTGCGCCTCCAAAGCCGGAGGCGGCGCGATCATTATTGGGGATGATCGAGCCGGACTGTCCCGGAACGAACAGCTCCGGCCCCTGCTCGCCGACCATGTAGGGCTGACCGGATACCACCGGGCCGCCAGACGCTCGCGCAGGGATGATTGCGGGAGTGCTGGCGATGAAGTCGGCGACGGTGCTGTCGCCGAAATTTTGCGTCGCGTGACCGCCTCCGAAGAGCGAGAAGAGGTTACCGAGCGTCGGTAGTTTGTTCCCGTCCTGTGAAGGGAAGAGCAAGTTCTTCAGCGGATTGATGACCGCCAGCTTTTCGATCTCCAGCAGGATCTCGTGGAGGACGTTCTTGGCCTCCTGACCCCAGTTTTTCCAGTTGTCAGGGTTGAGGATCTCGTCGAGCATATGCCCGCCGAACTCGTTGAATTCTTTCTGCGCCGCGGTGAGCTGTTTCCACATGTCCTCCCACTCGGCCATGCCCGGGAGAATGTTCTTATCGATGAGCTGCGCTAGAGTCTGGTGGCCTTTAACGTAGAGTTCGATCTGATTGACCTGGTCCTTGCCAATCTCCAGCAGTTTCTGCTCTTTGGCATCGGCTTCTTCGCCGCCCTTGATGAATTTGTCCCATGCGCTGTCGAGCGTGTGCTGGATCGAAGCCGCGGCGGACGAGACCGCTCCACTGCTATCGCCGATGCGCCTTCCGATGGCGCTAAGCGCGCTTCCAGCCGTCCCCACCAAGAACGGATTGCCACGTAGCACGCCGGGGCTCAGGAACTGGCTCGTCGGGGTGTCAGGCGATGCTGCGAAGAGCCTCCCAGCATCGCGAGCGCCCAACAAATGGACAGCGTACAGGTTTGCCGCGGTGATCTGCTGACCGGCGCGCTGCAAGACCGCTACGTAGTCCTTGGTTGCCGTGTCAATGACCGCCTGCGCTACCTCCCGAACGTTGCGAAACGCCAGCTTAGAGGCATCGTCGAGCGCGGCCTTGTCAGGGAATAGCCGATTGAAATATTGGAGCCATGTGCCCGGCATGAACTGGCCGAAGCCAGCTGCCGACGACCCCAGCCGGTTGGGTCCTGTCCCTTCCGCTCCGATTACCGCCTGCTCGAACTGCTTTACGGGGTCGATCTTGGCCGCTTTTGCGACCTCCTCGAGCTGCTTGGCCAGCGCTTTTAGCTGGCTGATGTACGTGTTCACATATTGCGGAGAGTCCGCGAGCCTCTGGTTGAGCGCATCAACTTGCTTTGTGAAGCCGTCGAAGTGCACGCCGGCACCAGCTGCGTCCTCGACCGCCTTCTTCATCGCACCGAAGGCAGTGTCGATCGCCCCGGTTTTGCCGAGCAATTCAGGATGCGCTCCGGTCAGATACCGGATCTTGTTCTCCTGGTACTGAGCCCAATCATCTGCCTGCTTCTTTAGGTCGCTGAAAACTTCACCAACCTGAGTCCCGAGGATGGTCGTCTGATTACGGAGATTTGCGACCGCAGCTGCGAGCGCCTCGTACAGTTTTTTGATCTGCTCGGGCGTGGCGTTCGGGTCAGCCTCGGTCTTGGTGATGAGGTTATTCAGCGAATCCACCATCGCTTGCGCGTTGGAAAACGACTGGCGATTCACGATGTGTGGCAGTTCGATCTTCTTGCCGGTCACCTCGTTGAGCTTATTCAGCTTCTCGATCAGACCGTCGATCGTGTTGCCCCACTGGCGATCAGCCTCCGCGTTGAGCGCGGCTTCCTCGCGATGCTTCTGTCGTTTCTTGATGACCTCTTCGAGGCTGTCGGATTCGTCCTTGTGACGGGAAATCAGGATGCCGAGCGCGCCGATGGCCGCGGTGACCGCCAATCCCCACGGGCCAGCCAGAATCTCGCCCACGCTACCTAATGAGCCACCCGCCAAGCCCACAGCCTCGCCGAGCATTGCCATGTGCTGCGCGAGCGCCTGCGTCAGCGGCGCGCCGGCCGCAAGCTGCTCGGTCGTTCCGCGAGCGACATGCTGAAATTCCATCATGGCGATGCGCTGCTGGTTCATCGCCAGCGTCATGCGCCCGTGGGCTTTCTCGGCGCCGCCTGCAGCGGTCTCGATCTGGCCCATGCTCTGCTGGTAGGTATTGGCCGACGACTTCACGTCCGCGTTGAACTGGTCGTTCTTGGCAATCAGCTCGACGACGACGCTATCGGCATTTGCGGGCATGGGGCGCAGGATATGGAGCGCTCATCCGGCGCTGTAGGTTCGCGGCCTAGTGGATCAGGCGCTCGTCCATGTTGATCTTGTCGATGATCGCCATCGCCATCTCCGGATCCGGCGCGTCGGCGTCGTCGTCTAGGCTATGCGCCTCGTTCCAGTGATGGAGGAGCTCCTCATACTCATAGAGCGAGAAGCGGTCGGCTTCCGAGGGCGGAATGTTCATGGCCGCGCAGTTGGCGCGCGCTACGCCGTAGTCGAAGAAGCCTTCTTGCGCTTTGTTCCTGCCCCCTTTGGCGGGGGCGGGTCTTTTTTTGGCGGGTCGTACCCAAGCACGCAGACGCCGAGGACCGTCGCCGCGACCTTCCATGCATCCACCAGCGGCTGATTGAGCACGTAGGTGTCCACTAGGCGGTTCGCGAGCTGGGGCGTTACCTTCACCTCGTCGCCGTTCACCATGCCCTTGCCGCCGCCGATGAGGCCGTGGCGGATCGTCTCGATGAGATCGAGCGCGAAGAACTCGGCCGTGGCGGGATTGAGTACCCATTGGCCGCCGCCCTTGGGGTCGGGAATGCAGCCGCGAAGGACGCGGGCGTAGAGCTTGCCAATACCGGCGTCGGTCTTGCGCTGGAGCTCGGCAATCTGCGGGAGGGGCAGCGCGAAGTCGTATACTCCGTCGCCGAATTCGAGGTCGATGCTGGCTTGGCTCAAAGCGAATGTCTTTCGGTCAGACGGTCGTCCACACCCAAGGACCGTCGGACTCGATCGTCAGCGAGATCGTGGCGAAATTGTCGTCGCCGCCCATGATCTCGAAGCTCGTGAGGATGCCCTTGCCCTGATAATAGCCCTGATAGATCAGGTCGCCGGTCGGCTCGGTGAAGATGTAGCGCCAGTCGTGGGGCTGGTTGTCGTCGAGCGCCTGGATGGTGGCGAGATTGGAGCGGTTGAGGACGCCAGTGCCGTTCAGCGACCAGGCCTCGCCCGTGACGATGAGGTTGCGCACCGGGACGTCGATCGGGTCGGCGCAGTCGCGGGTATACTGGTCGCTGGTGTTCCGGCGATGGGTGAAGGTCCGGGTGGTGATGCCGCAAAGGGCCGTAAACGTCTCAGGGCTGCCGCCATCGCCTGCCATCAGGCTGAAGTAGGTGCCGCGGAGAATTGCGGGCTGCGCCATCGAAAGGCCTCCGTTCAAGGACCGACCGCCTTACGGCGGGCATATCAATGGCTGGACTGTACCCGCCGCCCTATGTCGCTTGTAGGTTCGTTAGGCGATGGTGGCCGTGAACGTATTGACCCCGTGCCATGCGTTCGCCTCCGACGCATCCGGGATCACCTGAGAGCCCGTCCAGACGATCGTCGCCTTGTACGCGGCCGACAGGTCGAGCACGGCATCCTCGAGGCTCGCCTGAATTGCGGCGTTGAGCTGCTCGCACTCGTCATCGAACTGCGCCTTCGAGAAGCTGTGGACGGTGAGCCGGATATCGGTGCCGCGCCGCAACGGGCCTTCATCGGCCACCGAAACGCGCAGGAAGGGCCAGACGAGCTCGGCGGGCTGTCGTCGCCCATAGATGCGCTCGTCCTGGCTGAGCGGGGGCGTTCCGATAGCAATGAGGTCGGCGTCATCTCTCAGATGCGGGACTATCGCCTGCCGAAGTCGCAGGCTTTGCAGCGGGCGGCCTGCCATTGTCGTTACTCGGCGTCTGGATCCACTGCCGGCCGATCAGCGGCCCGATCAGCGTCAGCAGCGTCCGCGTCACCCACTGGTGCGATTGGTCGAGAGTCGGCGGCCTTGGCGTCGGTCTTGCCCTTCCTGCTGCGGCTCGAACGGACCTTGGCCCCTGTGCCCTTGGTCGATCGCTTGGCCTCGTCGAGCTTGCCTTCCGTGGCATAGCCCTTCTCGACCGCAAAGTCAGCCAGTTCGTCCTTGACGAAGTGCTCGCCCAGATGATCAGCGCTGAAATGGGTAATGGCGCTGCGATCGTGCCAGCGATAGTCGAAACTCTGCCGGACGGTGATCCAGCGGGCCATTAGGCAGCGACCGTGCGGCCGATGATCACGATGTCGTAAGTGACGCTCGTGCCAGCGCCCCCATTGGCGATATTGATGAGATCGCCCGTCGCTGGAGTGACGGTGACGCCGTTGCGGTAGGTCCGAAGGCTGAAATCTCCCGGGCCCAGCGCAAATCCGTCTCCGGCCGCGAGGAATAGCGGAACTCCGTTCGAGGCGGGGCGCGTGACCTGGACATCGTTGGTATTGCCCGGAGCGGCTGCGATGTAGATCGCGACGATCTCGGCGGCGTTGATGACCGCTCCGAGCGCATCGGCCAGAATGCCAGCGACGTCGAGGTTTTCGTTCGATGATGCGGTCAGCGTGCGGGTGTCGCTGAAGAGGACGTTCGCCTGATTGACGCTCGCGGTCCCGGGCGTGAAGTCGATCTCTTTGAGGATATCGACGAGGATCTGCGGCGTTCCGAGATCTGCGGTGCCCGTCTGCTTCGCGTGGATGCCTACGGATAGTGCTGCGGCGACGCCTGCCATGTCGTTGTTCCCCTTGGGTCTCTGGCTGTGGTGGCTGGCGAGAGGATACGGCGCAGGCGCGGTGCGCTGTAGGTTCGTTACGCCTTCGCGGTCCGGATGGCGTCGTTCACGGCATTGCGCACGAGATCGACGACCGCCTGGCGCTTTCGGGCCGTGGCCGGGCGCATGTAGGGCCGTTCCGCCATCTTGAAACTGCCGAACTCGAGCGCGGCTGCATATGGAGCGTTGCTGCTCACTTCCACGGCGAGCGGGCCCACTTGCGTCGTTTCGATGTGCGTGCGCAGCGTGCCGGTGTCTTCGTTCGGAGGCTCGCCGGGCAGCGATGGGATATGACCCTTTCCGCTGACCGCCCCTTCCGTGATCATGTGCGAGGCCTCGGCCCTGATCTCTTCGCCTCCAGCATAAAGGGCAGCGCCGACCCTGCGCACCGTGTCCTGCCCGCTGATCTTGCTGAGGCGGATCGTGACGCCATCGGCGCCAGTGATCCTAGGCACCGTTCACCTTGCGGCCGCGCAGCTCATAGTAACTTCCGCAGGGATCCGTCCCCACGGTCTCGACGCTGTATCGCTTGCCGCCGGCACCGATCTCGCAGTCGGTATCAGGCGCCGCAACCCCATGCGCGAGCATCAGGATCCTGATATCGCCGTCGACATAGCCCTCGCTTGAGCGCATTGCCTCGGTTGCCTGGTCGATCTGGACCTTGACCGCTTCGCCCGGGCCGAACGGGCTTCCCGAGCCACCGCCCATGCCGTCATCGGCGAATGCCGCCGGCCGATAGAGCGAGCCATCGAGGTAGACGGCGCTGAAAACTCCAGCGAAGGCCGCAGCGATTCCGCCGTCCATCAGACCCATAGCGGCCATCCCGGCGAGAGAATGCCGTCCGGCGTCACGCCTGTGTCCGCTACCAGCGGGCCGCCGCGATTGCGCTTCAGCAGCGAAACATATTCGCCGCCGTAGATCGAGGCTCCAAAGCCGCCGGCGAGACGCGCATTGGCCGCTTCCGGCGTCATGTTGATCGCGAGCGAGCCCGATTTCAGCGCCGTGACGCCCGCAGGGACGCCCGCAAGCGCCGAGCTGTCCTTCCCGAGCCCGTTTAGCGCCATGTTGTGCGCGGCGAGGCTCATCAGGCCGGCGGCATAGTCGCCCTCGCTCCATGCCGTGGTGACGAAGCGCTCGGCATCCTTGAGCCAGAAGGCGATCGTCGCGGTGTCGACGTCAGCAAAGGCCGGATAGCGGATGATGAGGTGCGCGGGCGCTGGCTTGGCGTAACCGGTGAGCACCAGCGGCACGACGTCACTTTCGATCACGCTCAAGGTGATCACGGCGTCGTCGTGGCGGGTGTCGACGGTCGTCCAGGCCACGCGGAAGACCGCCGTTTCGCCATCGGCACCGCCGCTCAGCCAGACTGTGAGGTCCTGCCCATATCCATCGGCGGTGGTGTTCGGAGCTGCGGCGAGCGATTGGCTGTCGATCGCGACCGTGCCGGTGAGCTTGGTGATGGTCGCCTGGCCGGATGCGATGCTGTCGCCGGCGTCCAACGGGATCCGATAGACGTAATCCGTGACCGCATCGGGGTCTTTGGCAGGCCAGCTCGGCATTCCGGCAAGTTACCCTGCGACCTGGCGCCGCTGTAGGTTCCCTATTGCTCGTCGGCTCTTGCCCGCGGAGCCGATAACCATTCTTGGCTGGCGCGCTCCGGTGACGGAACGGTCGGCTGGCGTCGTCACGTCAGGGTGAAGTATGCCAACCGAGGATTCGAGCGCATCGCCTGCGGTGAGGATCTCGGTGAGCGTCGCCGGATAAGCGCTGGTCGCGGCCGCATTGTCGTTCGCTGCGACGCCCTCGTTAACGCTCGCCCCGACGGTGAGCGCAGCTGCCACGCTATCGGCAAGTGCCGCGGCTTCAGACATGGCCGAGCCGATCACAACGCCGACGCCTAGGCTCATCGCCGCAGTAAGGCTTTCCGTCAGGCTGTCATTGTAGGTCGTCGGCCCGCTGGAGAATGCCGCCGCGACCGTGCCGCCTTCGGTGAGCGCGTTCGGGAAGATGGCCGTCGAGGTCTCGCCGTCGGTCGCGGTGACCGCTGCGGTGAGGACATTCTGCCAAGTGGCCGCGCTGCCCTCGCTGTCGGCCGCGGTGAGGCCCTCGGCGAGGCTCTGGGCAAGGATCGCCTGCGAAGTCGGCGAGAAGGCGCTCGTGAGCGCCTCTGAGAGCCCCGGGGACGTGATCAAGGCCGCAGATGCCCCGTCAGCGCTCGTCAGCCCCTCGGAGAGCGCATTGGGGAAGGTTGCCGCGATCGAAGCGGCATCAGCCGAAGTCAGGCTTTCGGGAAGCGGGACGGCAAACGTGCTTCCTGCCGGATCGAGCGCGTCGGCGGCAGTGGCGCTCTCCGAAAGCGTATCGTTATAGGTGGTCCCGGTGGAGACGTTCGTCGCGACGACCCCGAGGATTCGTCCGCTGTAAGTCGCAGTGTCGGCGCCGATGGTAAAATCGACGCTCGTCGCGGTGAAGGTGGCAAACGTCAGCGTGTGCGTTGCGCTGTCCACGACCAGCGATTTGATGTCGACGACGTTCGTTCCATCCGTCGCGTTATTGCTTGCGCGGAGATTTGAGCCGCTATCGCAACTGTAAGTGACCGTGACGCTGTACTGCTGACCGATCGTGAGAGCGCCTGTCCAGGTGACAATGCTCGACGCGGCGCTGCAGCTCAGCTTTCCGGGCGATTGCGTGCACCCGGTGCCGAATGATTGGCTGGCCGGCTTTACGCGGGTGAAGTCTCCGTTGGGCAGGATCGCGCCATCGGCCCCAATCTCTACCGCGACGACATTGTCGATCGAGCCGCTGAACAGCACGGAGTCGGCGCCGATCGATAGGTCCGTACTGTCGGCGACGAAGATCAGGAACGTTAGGGGATGCGAGGCACCGTCAACCGTGACCGGCTGAATATCCTTGATATTGGTGCCGTCCGTCGCGTTGTTGTTGACCCGCAGCTTCTGGCCGCCGGTGCAGACGTAATCGAGCGTGACTTTGTAGCTTTTGCCGATCGTGAGGACGTTCGACCATGAGACGATCGCGCCCGCGCTCGAACAGTTGAACGCGCCGCCCGAGATAGAAACGCCAGAGCCAAGTGTCGGCGGTGTCGAATTCGATGAGGCGTTGCCGTTCGGGAGAATTACGCCAGAGCCGAGCGTCGGCGGCGTGGATAGGGGAGC